ATTGATTGATTCATTAAGTCCTGATGTCGGTCTCATATAAGCTCCGTATGTAGAAGGTTGTGATACAAAGTCCCAACAGATCAAATCAAGATCATCTTCTACTTGTACAAGACCTTCACCAATAGGAGATACTGATCCAAGTGCTCTTGAAGAGATGCCGACTGTAATATTATTTTGAAAAAGCTGTTTTAGTATATTTCCAGATGGAGTTGGTAAGATTTCTATGTCTCCATAAAGCTCTTTTCCTTCCCACCAAAGTTTAGTTATGTTATGACTAACGTTTTTAAGATTAACAACACTAGATTCTGGATGATCTAATTCTCCTAAAGCTCTATTTTCAGAAATAGGTCCTTGCATATACTTCTCAACTTGAGTATGCAATATTTCATAAGGATATATCCTACGATTAGCATTTGGCTTATCACAAGCTTGAACTAGTCCTGATACTATCATGTTTCCTACTGAAGATTTTAAACCCTCGTTTAATCTTTTAGTAGGAATAAACATTGCATACTCTATAAGAAGTTGTTTAGTCATTTATTTTATTATAGTGGATTTATCTCGCCAGGAATAGTTTGAGTATATCCCATTTTATTTGCTAGTGATTGAGAAGCAGCATCATTTCCCACGGATGCCAATTTTCCAGCTTTATTTTTTTTAACCACTTCTTTTTTTAATTTAAGTTTCTCTGTAATAGCTTTAAACTTCTTTAGCAAAGTGTGAATATCTTCTGGCTTATATTCTAGGGTTCCTCCAAAAGGTTTAGCATACGGATTTTCACCAGTGCTTTGTTTTCTATCAAATTCACTCCAATCTGCGTCTCTTTTCGCTTTATCTGCGTCTATTTGAGTTTGATTTGCTTTTTCTTTTGCTGCGTCTAAGACATTATACGTATATGCTACTTTAGATTTGTCTGATAATAGTTCTATATTCACAATAGATCCTTGTGTATCTATTACTATTCCTGGTCCTTGAGGTGTTATAACTTCTGATCCTTTATGGAAATCTGATCTGGCTTGAGGAGTTGCTCCACCACCACTAAAACTAACATCATTCTCTTTTAATCTATCTTTTTTTTTAAAAAAGGCTATCATTTCATTAAGTACAGTCTCTTTTGTTTCAGACTTCATTACGTCTTTAACTCCAGAGGGTTTTTTCTTGCTTCCCTTCATCTCTTTTACTCCCTTTGGCTTTCCTTTTCTGTTTTCTGTCTTAGGAGTAGAAGTATTTTTCTTTTCGTCAGTGTGACCTTTGATCTTTTTCATTCCGTTTTCTTTATCAACGGAATTATCGCCTTTAACAGGCTTCATTGAGAGTCTATTATCATCCTTTTCTATCTGTTTAGCGTTAGCCAATTGAGTATATCTGTAGGCCAAAGGATCTTTTGCCATTTTCTTAGCTACTTTCTCTTTAACTTTCTCTAAAGATATATTATCTAAAACTTTAAGCTTAGACATTTCGTAATCTACGCCCCTTTTGAATTCGTAAGGATTAAGTCTATCAATAATTTGAGCCGTAGTTAGATCATGAGCTTCGTTAATAGGTTGTTGGTCTTCGTATTCTTCTGTATCTATAGCATCTTTAGAAAAGGTAGGATTGAATTCTAAATCGTCTGATTCAATACCATGCTCTGCTGCCAATTCTAGCGCTTCTGAATAAGAGTATCCTCTTGCTAAAAAAGTTTTTACATCACTCAATACTTCTTTTTCATCGTAAGCAACTTCAGCATTGCTAGAGTAAGCATCTCCTTCGTGATCAGGAGGTACAGATCCGTGTTGCATCATGGCCATTGTAGCGCCTTCGCTAATGATACTTTTGCTTTTTAGGATCTTTACAGCATCTTCGTAAGAAGTTACGTTAGTTACCCATGGCAAATTAGAATCTCTTCTAACTTCATAAAGAAACCTGCTTCTGCTGATTTCTCCTGCCTTTACTTTCTGATATAATTTAGCTGTTGTCATGCTTATAAATATTTACCTTCCTTGTCCACAATAATTCTTTTCAGATCTGTCGTGTTTATTGAAGCTTTTTTGTGATTTTCCTTTCTTTCTTTTACCAAAACTTATTTTTACTGCGTTACCTGAGCCTTTTGCTTTTGCCATGACTAGTTAAGTTTATAAAGATTTCATTTTTTTATATGCTTCAGCTATATTCTTCTTCATATTTTCCATTGTTTTAGATGAAGAAGAGTATTCTGCCTCATTAAGACCATTTTTTAGATTCGATGCAAATTCTAATATGCTATTTATCTCTCTTAATTTCTTATTTGCAAGCTTAGTAGCCTCTTGAAACTGTTGCTTTTTGCTTCTTACTTTAATTTCAGTTTTAAGTCCTTCTTTTATAGGCTCTTTTTCCATTTCTTTTTTTTCTTTTTTCTTTTCTTTCTTCTCTTTTTTCTTTATCTCACTACCTTGTAATCTTAATTGATCATGAGGTATCATCAGTTTTCTTGTAAAAGTAGAACCACCACCTTTAGTTACATTAACTGCAACTAAATCATCATCAAAAGAAATAACTTGACCATAACTTTTATCAGGCCATTTTCCTACGATTTCAACTTTATCTCCAATCTTGAATTCACCTTGTTCTGTCTCTTCTCTTTCATTAATTCCTGCTGCATTGGCAAATTCTTCATAATCATGTGCACTCATCCATCCTAAAAACTTATTATATAAATCAGGAGCTTTATCTTTTACATACGCTAATAGCTTGTCTATCTTGTTTTTATCTTGTCTTAGCACTAACTCATTGAATTGCTTTTCATTTAAGTTCCAAAGATCTTTATATTGAAATCCGCCTCTATCTTTTGTATGACCAGCTCTAAATCCTTTTACTGCTTTATATCCTGAACCAAATGGTGCAGATTTTCCTGATTGTGGATTTGAAGTTTCTTTTATTTTTTTAGTATAGCCAGCTTTATATTTTTTTTCTGGAACATCAAGACCTGGAAGATAAGCTTCGCCACCTCCAGTAACTGACATTTCTTCCATTTCTCCAACTATTTTTACATCATCAGACATTTCAAATCCATTGCTAATTAAAAAATCTTGAAAATCTTCAAAATCTTCTCTATCTAAAACATAGTATTCATCTTTGTAATCTACTTTATCTTTAAAAGCCGCAAAAAACATGTCATCTAACTTCTGATCAGTAATGGAAAAAATCACCTCATCAATAGTTTCATTCTCTGACATTAATCTTCTGAAATCTGATTGAAAGTTATTCATTTTGATTCTACGTTTTTAATTTCGTTAATCAAATCGTAGTACTGAAGTAGTGTAGATACAGTTTCGTCTTTTATAGTTTCATTCTCGTGTATAGGCTTAATGAATTTTACTACTTCTTTTAGCTTTATAGAGGTAACTTGATCTTTTACAGAGTTAGACATCTCAACTAATGTAGATTTTATTTCAGTAAGTCTTTTATTAAGATATACTTTTAGATTCTTAGTGTCTGATATATTATTTATATACTCTTTGAGAACATCTTTTTGATCTTGAGATAGTCCAACGTACTTTTTATTAAACTTTTCTACTAATATCTTATAAGCAAGAAGTCTAATTTCTTTGTCTTGCTTCATAAATTCTTCTAGAATTTGAGTAGACGCTGGTTTTTCTTTTACTTCTTCTCCACAAATATGTTCAAGCATTGTTATCTTACTGCTAAGAACTTGATTAATATTTGTTTTATTATTTTGTGATTCTAAAACAATGTATATAGATGCATAAGGCTTATAATTATCAATTTTAGCCTTAAAAAAATTATCTAGATCATAATTGCTTTTAATTTCTCTAATTAAGTTATACTTTTCTTTTTTTAATTTCTCGTAGTCTAGCTTTTTATACTGTTCTACAATTGTATTTATGAAAAGTTCTGCTTTTGATTCATTAAGCTTTTCTGTAGTTATAAACGAGTTATACAGACTGTATTCTCTTGCTAGTTCAGTTTCAGTAAAGTACTTTTTAAGTATTTTTACAGCTTTAGAGTCCTTATTTTGCAAAAGATCAGCAGTCGTCTGTCTCACGAGAAGTTCGAAAAGTACGCCTGGATTGCGAAATTTAGAATGTTTTAGTGCCATATTGAATATAAAAATTCCTGTTTATAAATATATAAGCTTAGTCTAAATTATCGATGATGTTATCTTCATTTAAAACATCTGGTTGTTCGTACAATTTTACTTTTCTTTTAGCAAATAGTTTTTCTAATGCAGTTTTATTTTGTAAGTAAACTCCAAGAGTGCTTTCATTAGTAACTGCTAAAGAAAGATTCATTGAGTCTTCTCCCTTTTCTTCTTTTGACTTCATTCCTTTTTTACCTAGAGGATCACGACCAAAAACATCTTGATCTGTTCCTATTATCGATTTATATTTTTGAGGACGACCTGGTATTTTTTTAGGCTCATTAGGATTCAATTCATTGTATCCTGTTGGAACTTCTAAATTCATATCACCTTTACCTCCATAAAGACTTGCTAATTGATGAGGAGTACCATAAGCTTGACCTGAATCTGATGGATCATTTCCTTCTTCTTCAATTTGCTTATATCTAAATGCTCTTTTTTTATCTTCTATAATCATGTCTTCTAGTTCAGCGTACTGATCTTCGGAGAAATGGAATATTTTATCATAAATAAAGTCTCTAGGTAGTAAAGAAGCTTCCATTGCTTGATTAGCAAGATCGACTTTTTCTTTGAATAGAGCTACCCTTTCTTGATCATAGATAATTGAAGGATTAGTAAGAGATATTGTAAAGTTTGCAGCTGATTCATTTGTGTATCCATTTGCATATAAGTGAACAAGTCCAATTTTAGTAAGCTCTGATATAGCGATCTTTTGAATCCTCTCAACTGTTCTAGCAAATCTAATGTCTTCAGCCGCTAGAGTAGCTTTACCTGTCAAGTCTTTCTCATAACCCATGAAAGCTTTAGGTATCTTTAGAGCTGCAAAAAGTTTTTCTCTAAAATAAGTTACATCTTCAATTCCATTGTACTCAAGACCTTTTGCAGTATCAATTCTTGTAGTCTGATCATTACCTCGAACAGGAATAAAAAAGTCCTCAAGTAAGTTTTGTTGATTGTACTTTAAATTATATTGGCCAGTGTTTGGATCTATAAGAGGAGTTTTTTTCATCTTATTGATCATTCTTTGCATGTAGTTTTCTACTTC